TCCACACTATACATACGAAATATCAGCAGGGTCAAGGATAGTGGCGATAATATTATCGTCATTTATGAGGCGAACCTCTAAACCGTCCACTTTAAACCTGTTGCCAGCATATCTTCCCATTAATACCCAAGATTTCTCACCACACCATGGTCCTGTTGGGAATTTTTGGGCGTCCATATACGCATCTGGCCCAACCTTTACAACGTATGCTGCAACTGTTGCGAAACTTTCGCGCTCACGAACTTTGTCTGGGATAATAATTCCACCAGCGGTTTTAGCCCTCATGTAATACGGGATTACAAGCAGACGATAGCCAACTGGCTGGGGCAAACGCTCAAGAGCAGAAGATTCCATCTTGGATGGATCTTCATTGTTCTTGCTGTCTGCCTCATCGTCTTGAAAAGCTTTATTTATTGCTGGAGGAACATCTGATTTTGGAGCATCAGAAGGTTTTACCAGTTTTTCTGGTACAAATAGCTTTTTAGCCATCCTCTATTTCCACACCTTTCATCGCGGCTCTAATTAAATCCTCACACTGGGTCAGTCCGCGTATTTGCCCCACCATGAACCGGTAGTCCTGTATGGTTTCTACCGCACCATCCGCCAGCCGCTGCGTCATATCCGCTTTTTGCTGACGTATGTCCTTTAGCAGATACTCTGCCAGAGTTATGGCGTCCATTACTTTTTACCAAAAAACTTTGTTGCTGATCTAACCGCAAAGCTGGCACTCACAATGACGCCTAAAGTATATTGATAGTAATCCGGCATAGCCTCCAAGGCAGCAAAGCCTTGTGCCACAATATTCCTGCCCCAATCGCCACAGAAGGCCAATATAAGCGGAATACTGAACAAAATGGTAAGCCATTCGTCTTTCCACGAATTCTGGCTACCTTTAGCCATCAACTTTTCCCAATCGGCGGTTGATGTCGCCGCAGAAACCATGACAGCAGCTTCAGCTTCAGCCTTTGCTTTCGCAACAGCAGATTTGCCTCGCTGCTCTTCAGTCTTCTTGTCCATCCATGAGCCAACAAGCCCACTGATAGGACCAATCAATGCTTGTAACAAAACGCCCTCCTAACCCTTCTTACCCATAAGAGCAGATGCCCCCATGTAGGCACCCACAATGCCTGCACCACTAATATAGAAAAGATTGCTAATGTCTGAAAGGGCATTCACCCTTTCAATATCCACAAAAAACATGGCCGTAGTAAACGTTGCCATGGCGGTAAGACTAGCAGTTGCCATACGACGTTGAGCGCGAAGCTTTCGCATCTCATGCTCTGCCTGTCGTATTTCTTTTGCATGAGCAAGTTCAGCATCAGTGATCTCTCCATCGCCGTCGAGATCGTATTGAGCATAAGCTGTCCCTTGTTCAAACTTTTTAGGTGCCATCACTGCCCCCTAAGTGACGCGAAAATTTCTTTTACGGTTAACACTACCTTGCCCACGACAGACTGCACCGCCTTTAGCAAAGTTGAAATCATATTGTTTATTTTTGTAATCATACTTGTACCCCTTCTTCGCTGCTTCCATAGCTAGCCGCAAAATCTCTCTCCTCTCATCGCCTAAAGCAAGCATTACATCTTGCAGGGCAGGGGTTTTCTTCAGAGATTCAGATTTGTAGTCGTCGTCAGCCATTATCTAACTCCTAAAAATCTTTGCGGTCTAGCTATGCTGGAAAAGCGAGAAACGGTACCGCCACTAGCTTTTCTTTGCGGACTTTTTCTTTGTTGAGGCTTTTTTTGCTGGCGCTTTTTTTGTGACCGGCTTGACTTCGATTTTCCCGCTTTCGACAACGCTATCGCTACTGCCTGTCTCTGGGGATACCCCTCCGACATTAGCTTGCTCACGTTGCTGCTTATCGACTTCTGGGACTTTCCTCGCTTCAAGGGCATGACGCCTCTCCACTTTCTTTGACTTCTCTACTTCCGCTACTTGGCGACTAATTGAACTGGCTGACATTACTGCCTCCTATTTCTTAAATTTGCAGCAGCTATATCGCGTTGAGCTTGCACACGATCTTCAGCCACCCTGATACGCTCTCCATTTGCTTCTTCCTGCAAATCAAGACGTTGTTGCGCAAGAAGAACGTCATTACGCTCTTTCTCTTGCTCCATTCCCTGCTTCTCTTCAAACTGACGAGCCTTTTCCTGTATTTCGGCTCCGCGTAGAGCTAACTCCTGCTGTCTGATCGCTACCAAGGGATCAGTATTTTCAGCAGGAGCTACTGCTTGTGCATACTGTTCAGTAAGTTCACCAATCAACACGGCTGCGCGATTGTCGATCTCTGCCTGAATCTGTTGCTGCATCATTGGATCCTGTTGCAACATCATTTGCGCTTCAGGAGGCAGGTTTGCAGTAACCTCCTGCTGTGCCTGCATCTCAGCCATCAATCCAATATGCTCTGAAATGTGACCCTGAAGTGTCATAACGATGTTCGCGTTAGCTTGTGCTATAGGAGTGGCCAACATAGCCAAATGCGCCTCAATATGAGCGGCATGGTTCTGTTGTGGGAACGCTTGCAACCTTTGATTACGCAATGCTTCCTGATTTTCACGAGCAGGATTCATTGGTTGAGGCTGCGGTGGCCTTGGCAGGATAGAATCAATATTTGTAACGCCAAGAGCCTCATACATCTTACGATATGCTTCATATAAGCCCTGTGGCCCACCATGAATTTCAGGATTTGACTGAACAAGCTGTAATTGCGTCTGCGCCAAAGCAATTCTCTGCGACATAGAGAAGATATTTGGATCAGATACAGGCAGAACATCAATTCTGTCGTCAAAATCAGCCTGTTTTATCTCTGGAGGAGCGCCGGGAACCGCATATGGGTATATAGGAGCGCTGAATTTAGCAAAAACAGAGGCTAAAAGCTTAAATTCTTGCTTCTGAGAGTAGTGAAGACGCTTATGAATCGCGCTCATCACCTTTGTCCCACGCTCCATAATGGCCATAGTCGTGCCAACGGGCGTTTCACCCTTCATTTCGCCCACTTTCATGTCAGCCATGGACGCAAATCGCCGACCAGACTCAACAAGAGTGCCCATAAGCTGATAAAGAGTACCTGACGGCTCTTTAAATGGCAGCGTCATAATGGACTGACGAATATCCATACCAGCAGCATCAATATCACGGAACTCACCGGGCTGTAGAGGCTCATCCTCGTCCCTAATACGCGCACCACGCGCCTTAAATCCAGCAGGCAGGTTAGATAGTGTGCCAGCATCAATAAGCTGCCGTAGGATGCTTGTAGAGGCTTGAGATAGCCCTCCAATCATGTGGGTCAAGCCAAAGCCATAGAACCCTAGTCCGGGCAAAAATTTATAGTGAACAAAATACTGATTGCGACGCATTAGTGGATCGTTCTGATCATAATTTCGCCGAATAGACAAAACATCACCAGTAGATTCAAGAATTGTAACGATATAAGGGATTTTTAACCCTGTCTCCTCTCCTTGAATATCTCGGTCTTCAAATCCATCAAGATCCAAAGCTGTATGGACCTCATACAGTGTCATTTCGTAAGAAGGGCCAGCAGCCTGCACACCTTGTGCGTCATCAATCGCTTCTTTTACGTCTGAATACTCACCGTTATCGCCAGATGACGGCAAATCAACATCACGATAAAAACCAGCAAGTTGCATCTTGCGCACTTCATTGCTGTCCATGCGAATAACATGCGTGATGCGAGGAGAGGTAAGCAAATCAGTTGCTCCATAAGGAACAACAAGATCTTCAGCGTGAACAAACTTACTGACACCACGCTGAAGAAGAGGATCAAAATAAACCTTCTTAAAGGTAGAACCCACTATCGGTAGATAGAAAAGCATTTGATCCGTTTCAGGATCATACTCTTCCATCTCGTAGGTGAGCATGTAATTCATGTAATTCTTAACACGCTCAGATTGAGCGATAACTTCCGGGGTTTCAGCACCCATGATCTGTGTGCGAACAGGACCACCAGAAGGAAGCATTTCACGATAAGCTTGTGCCTGAAACTGCGTAACAGACTCAGAAAGAAGAGGGTGAACAACGCCTGTAGAGCCTTCAAATGGCTCACTGCGTTCATCGTACTCCATACCAAGAAGATCAATGCCGCGCTTGTATGTTTCTTCCCACTCTTTACGAGAAGACATATCTTCTTCAATATCACCAACCAAATCAGACGAAACACGCATCAAATCTGATTCGTCAATGTACTCAGCTAAATTTCCATCAAAAGAAACAGGAGCAACTTCAATTTGCTCCTCTATCTGCCCTACAATTGCAGAACCGTCCTCCAACTCCATGACTTGTGGATTTTCCGGAAGCATCATGACATCAATGTCAGAGGTGTCTATTCCCTCTAGCAACACATCTCCACCAGCGCCAATATCTTTTTCAACTGCCATTATTCACTCCTATCGTGAGGCTGACTTCGGCGCTACGCGGTGTGGGTCACATAGCTGTGCCATAGAAGGGCAAGAGGCACATTGCCAGAAGCCAGCCTCTTTGCCCTTATACAACATATAGTTACCTCACACCACGAAAGCTTGTGCCGCGCTCGGCAGAACGACCACCACGACAAACAGCACCACCTTTTTTAAAGTTCTGCCTTAAACTTTCATTCATATTGCCAGAAACCTTACCCCTTGGTACGGGTGGATTTTCTGGCTTTATCATCTCGCCAAGCGCTTTAATATCTGCCTCAGACAATGAACGCTCAGATTTTTGCATTTTCTTAATGACATCTTCTATATTGAAAGTTGACTCTTTGCGAGTTGCCTTTCCCGGCTTGCCGGGAACAAAAGCAGGTTTCGGCGTTGGTCGTGTCATCTTATCAGCCATTACTTTACTCCTTTGAATGTGCCGCCACGCTTTGGCATTATCTTACCACTATTTGCTAACTGACGTGCTGCCTGACTTGGGGTCATGCCTTGATTAACTAAATTGACGATTCTGTTAAGAGAAGTTCTGGTAGTAGGCAAACCCACTGCTTGCGCTGCTCTTACAAATTCATCGCCGTCAATTCTGGATGCTGGTAAAGCCATCAACGAGTGCCTTTGAATGAACCGCCACGCTTAGCCATTACGGCTCCGCCTTTCTTATACTTCTTCGCAGCCTGCGGGTTCATCTTTTCTTGAACAGCTTCAGGCAGCTTGGAGAAACCCTTGAACTCAGGCGGGACAGCGCCGCCTTCTTGCATTTTCAAGCTTTTATCAAAAGGCATTTTCACACCAGAAAGAGCGCGAACCAGATCTGCCAATCGACCCTGCTTATCGAAAGGTTTGCCTATGTTTGGCTTTCTTGTGAAAGGCTTCTTTTTACCAGCCATCAATAATACTCCTTACGCCTTCGGTATGCGTGAATGTCATCGTCCTCATAATCAGCACGAGTACGAATAAAACCACCTTGTCTAAAACG